GCACGTACGGCAACACAAATAAAACATCATCATGTCAATAAGGAGAACAGCATGCCCCGCATCGCAGTCAGCCCATCAGATCTTGATATTCCAATCGCGTTCTACGATGACGCTACCAAGTGGGTCGTAGACGACCATGAGCGCCTACACATCATTGGCGCCAATGGCAACTTGGCCTCGTACAACCGAGGAAGTTGGGCAGCCGTCCAGTTCTCACCTTGCGTTGGAGGGCCCGACCTGTGCGCCGAATCCGAGGCGCAATCTTAGACAGATCACACTGCGTTCCTAGGAGAAGCAGTCGGCAACCCACAACTAAACAGCGCTGACCGTTGTACATGAGCAACGGTCAGGCATGGGTTTCTAGTCCAACGGCAGAGACGGCAGCTTCAAAACCTGCACAGTCCCGGTTCGAATCCGGGGAAACCCACGCAAGGCGATATGGGCGAGCGGCTAGCCGGTTGTCTGCAAAACAGCACAGACCGGTTCGACTCCGGTTATCGCTTCGAAATGGAATGTACCCCAACGGTGGGAAGCTGTCTTGAAAACAGTGGCCGGTGAAACGGTAGCGGGTTCGACTCCTGTGCATTCCGCGCTATTCGATACGGGAGTAGAAGAGGCAAGGTGCCAGCGCTGACTGTAAATCAGTGCACGGTTGGTTCGATTCCAACTGCTCCCACAGCGAAAGCATGACGGCAGGTAGGACCGCATGGGTGGCTACCGCAGCAGTGGACACGCTGCCACGTAGGTCATGTGAGTAGGCACCCGACGCCTCTGCCGGACATTGACTGCGTGCAGATCAAGACTCGATAAGCGCCGGGAATCTTTGCCCTTATTCGTAGTTGTGCCCACGAATCAGAACAACCAGACAGTAGGTGTTCGTCATGCTCACTGGTCAGGTAGGGCTCGTAGCGGACAAACGATTCTGGATGGGCCGTGCAATACTCCGCATCACACGATGGCAATACCACCACTGCATCATCGCGACCAGTGACACGCACTGCATCAGCTCCGAACCAGGCGGCACACGACGCCGGTTGATAAGCGACTACACCAACATTGCCTGGTCCAACTATGCGATGACCGAGAAACAAGCACACCTTGTTGCCGGGATAGCAGAACACTCCATCGGCGTCCGCTATGACTACCTCTCCTGTGTCGCACACGCTGTTGCAGCCATCACACGCATCGACACGCCACTGTGGATCCAGACGTGGCTCGCTCAACGCGCACCCACCACATGCAGTGCACTCGCCCAAGTAGCAGTCAACGCGGCAGGGCTACGAACACCACACGCACCACTACCCACACCCAACGACTGGCACCTACTGTGCCGGGCACGAGGATGGGCCTGATGCCACGCGCCAAGAAGATATGCGCCAAGCCAGGATGCCCAGAAGTAACCGCGCAAGGAACCTGCCTCAAGCACCGCCGCGAAGCAGACAAGGCAAGAGGCTCACGAGAAGCACGCGGCTACGACTACGCACATCGACAGTTCCGCAAAGCGTTCATCGAAGAACACCAAGCTGGCACGCTCATCTGCTGGCGATGCCGCGAACTAATACCAGCAAATGAACCATTCCACCTCGGACACGATGACCACGACCGCAACCTATACCGCGGCGCTGAGCATGTCCGATGCAACACCGCAACGAGCGGACGCACCAACAACTGAAAACAAAAGAACCACAGGAGTAGCTGCCTGTGTCAGTGAGGCCCAGCATCCATAGTGCTGGGCCTCACGCATTCCTATGGAGAATACACATGCGCACCTGCGCCCTCTGCCAAAGTCCCATCCCATCTGACCGCCACGGCAAAGCTAAGTACTGCACGATCCAATGCAGCCGCAAAGCCAACCGTGATAAGTCCACAGTCGAATGCAGTAAGGATGGATGCACCCGATTTGTGCGAGCGCGAGGAGTATGCGCCTCCCATTACAACCAGGCTTATGCGCCCACTCGCCACGTCAAGAAGCTGGTCGCCTGCGCATGGTGCGGGACAGAAGTACTCAAGCATACTGGCGGTGGACGCAAGTATGGTCCGGTGTGCTCAGACCAATGCCGCCAGTACCTTGCCACACCATACTGCGTACTACCTAAAGACCACTGGGCTCGATGGTACGGCAAGGCAAGCACTTGGACGCCGCCCAAGCAAAGCGCCTCCAGATACGTCAGCAACACGTGCGACGATTGTGGCACGCGCTTCACCGAATACAACCCGCACAACGTGCTAGCCAACTACAGTCGTTACTGCTCGGACCAGTGCAGTGCACGAGTATCAAGACGGGCACGTAAAGCCAGAGAGCATAGCGCTTCAGGAACATACCGATGGGGCGAAGTTATCAAGCTGTGGATCGCATCAGGTAGGCGCTGTAGCTACTGCGATGTGGTCATGGCTGAACAGCCTGACCCCGATCATGTTGTACCCCTGAGTCGTGGCGGACGTAATGACATGGGCAACATCCTTCCCGCCTGTCACCTGTGCAACTCTGACAAGTGTGACCTGACATTGGAAGAGTGGGCAGCCGAGCGAGCGAGACTAGGTAAGCCGCCCGTTCGCACGGCTCTGCCATTCACTGACAGCCGCTTCCGACACCTCACATTAGACACTGCACAAGGCCTTGCATGGAGACATCAAAGCGCCGCATGACGACGTGGGGGATCTACATAACCGCAGGTTCCTGCCCCACCGCTGGTGAGGGCGCCGTACCGCGCGGATAGTTCAGACCTTCCGGGGAACCGGCTATTTTGAGGGGGCATCATGGGGCGTGGAGGTGCTAGGAATAGATCTGGCCCGCCTGCCGATCCTTTGTCCGCCCGTTCAGATTCTCGTGGCTTAAAGTTCTCTGCCTTGCCGCGCGAGGGGTTTGATGGTGAGGCGCCGGCGTTCCCTCTAGGGAAGATCAACGTGTACTACACGTACAAGGATGACAAGGGTAAGCCTGTCCGCGAGTTCGACGCGGATGCGACACAGGAGAGGTTCACTCGTGAGCTTGAGTTGTGGGCTTGGGCGTGGACTACTCCGCAAGCTGCTGCTTGGTTCGTTGAACCCTGGCGGTGGTACAGCGTGGCTTTGTGGGTGCGGACGGCGGCTGTGTGTGAGTCATCTGATGCCCAAGCGGCGGATAAGAATTCGTTGCATCGTTTTGCGGATCAGATTGGTTTGACTCCTGCCGGGATGAAAGAGAACGGCTGGGCGCTTGCTGCTGACGAAGTGCAAGAGAAGCGGGACGAGAAGCCTGCTGCTACGTCTCAGGCTGCGCCTAAGCGCCGTCTGAGGGCTGTCGGTGGAGACTAACGGGTTCCTGGTTGATTTCCCTACGCTTGGGGATCTTTTGGATGCTTGGTATGAGCAGCATTGTCGTGTGCCTGATGGGTTTACTCGTGGTGCTGCGTTCAAGATGTCTGATTGGCAGTTTTGGTGCACGGCGAATCATTATCGGATCCGTCCTGATGCTGTGTGGGTTCCTGAGAAGCCGTTGCTTAACCAGGCGTTCACGTATCGACGTTCGCAGGTTGTTGCTCCGCAGAAGACGGGTAAGGGCCCTTGGGCTGCTGCTACTACTACTGGCGAGGCTGTTGGGCCGACGATTTTCGCTGGTTGGGCTGAGGACGGCGATGTTTATTCGTGCGCTGATAATGGCTGCGGTTGTGGTTGGACGTATGAGTACATTGCTGGTGAGCCGAAGGGTGTTCGTCACCCGTCGCCGTTGATTCAGTTGACTGCCACGTCTGAGGATCAGGTGGATAACATTCTTCGCCCGTTGAAGGCGATGATCCGGCTTGGTCCGTTGTCTGATTTGTTGCTGATCCGTGAGGATTTCATCCGCATTGTGGGTGAGGGCGGCGATGAGGACATGGACCGTATTGATGCGGTTACGTCTAATGCTCAGTCGAAGCTTGGTAACCCGATTTCGTTTGCGTTTCAGGATGAGTCTGGGCTGTATACGAAGACGAACAAGATGATCAAGGTTGCTGAGACTCAGCGTCGTGGTGCTGCTGGTATGGGTGGCAGGACGATTGAGACGACGAATGCTTGGGATCCTTCTGAGAATAGTACGGCGCAGCGGACGTTTGAGTCGCAGTCGCAGGATGTTTTCAAGTTCTTCCGGCAGCCTCCCCCGCATTTGTCGTATGGGAACAAGCGCGATAGGGCCCTGATCCATAAGTACGTGTATGAGGGTTCGCCGTGGGTTGATTTGAACTCTATTGAGGGTGAAGCTTCGGAGCTTATGGAGACTGATCGGGCGCAGGCTGAACGGTTTTTCGGTAATCGTTTGGTGTCTGGTTCTGGTGCTTGGTTGAAGGATGGTGCCTGGGATGCCGCGTATGCAGGAGTGGTTACCTAACCCGCCTGACGGAACTTCGATCTGCCTTGGATTCGATGGTTCTGAAAACAATGACTGGACGGCTATTCAAGCTGAGACATTCGATGGGTTTTCGTTTAGCCCGCGCTATGGTCCTGATCGACGGGCCGCGATCTGGAACCCTGCCGAGTGGAACGGGCAAATCCCCCGGCCTGAGGTTCACGCAGCGGTTGATGAACTGTTCTCGCGGTACAGGGTCGAGAGGTTCTATTGTGACCCGCAGGATTGGTTCTCTGAAATTGGGGATTGGTCTTTGAAGTACGGCGACGAGCATGTGTTTGAGTGGCCCACGAACCGTATCAAGGCGATGTATGCGGAGATTAAGCGTTTTGAGATTGATCTTTCCACTCGCCGTATAACGCACGATGGGTGCCCTATTGCCGCCATTCATATGGCGAATGCTCGTAAGGCTGCGAAACCGGGTCAGCAGTATGTGCTGATTAAGCCTGCCGATCACCAAAAGATTGACGCTGTGATGGCGCGGATTCTCGCTCACACTGCCGCCAGTGACGCCAGGGAAGGCGGCTGGGACCCCACGCCAAAGCGGCGCCGGGTTGTTGTTTCTTAGTCGAAGGAGGGCCAAATGGCTGTTTCTGATGCCCTTGTTCGGTTGAATGCCAAGCTTGCCGATCAGATCCCCGGTTTAGATCGGGTTGATAAGTACTTTGAGGGTGAGCAGCCCTTGAAGTACATGGCTCAGGCGATGCAATCGGAGATTGGCGACAGGGTCAGCCAATTGGTTCTCAACTGGCTGAGGTTCGGCGCGGAGGCGTACGAGAATCGCCTTGATGTTGAGGGGTTCCGGTATCGCGGGCAGTCATCCTCGGATGACGAGCTTTGGCGAATTTGGCAAGCCAATGGTCTTGATGAGCAGTCTCAGCAGGCTCATTTGGATGCCTTGGTGTTGGGACGCTCGTATGTCATTGTTGGCGCTGCCGATGATGATACAGGCGACCCTATTGTGACTGTTGAGAGCCCTTTTCAGGTGTTTGCTGAGCGGGATCCCAGGACGCGCAGGGTTTCCGCAGCCATCAAGCGTTGGCAGGATGGCGAGGGTAAGGATGCGGTTCAGCGTGCGACTCTGTACCTTCCTAATTCCACCCAATCGTTCATAAGCACCAAGGACGGGTGGGCCGCCGAAGGCGAAGAAGATCAGCACGGACTGGGTGTTGTCCCTGTTGTTCCTCTAGTGAACCGTCCGCGGATCTTGCGCCCCGATGGCTTGTCAGAGTTCCAGGATGTCATTCCGGTCGCTGATGCGGCTAACAAGATGGCTACGGACATGATGGTTAGCGCGGAGTATCACGCTATGCCTCGACGCTGGGCTGTTGGGTTATCCGCGAATGACTTTGTTGACGCGAACGGAAATCCGATTAGCGTGTGGTCGCGAGATACAGGCACATTATGGGGCTCCGAGAATAAAGATGTGAAGTTTGGTCAGTTTGAAGAGTCCGACCTGACGGTGTTCCATAACTCCATCAAGCTCTTGGCTCAGCTCGCGTCTCAGATGCTCGCCTTGCCGCCACATTATTTGTCTTTCGTGGGGGACAATCCCGCGTCCGCTGACGCTATTCGCTCGTCCGAGACTCAGCTAGTGAAGCGCGTTGAGCGTAAGCACACATACTTTGGCGGCTCTTGGGAGGATGTGCAGCGCCTTGTCCTCCGCATCAAGTCTGGTGCGTGGGACGAACAAGCTAAGACGCTTGAGACTGTATGGCGGGATCCGTCTACGCCAACTGTCGCACAGGTTGCTGACGCGACAGTTAAGAAGGTCCAAACGGGCATTGTTCCTATCGAACAGGCGCGCATTGACCTTGGCTACACACAGCAACAGCGGGACAACATGTTGGAGATGGACGCTCGTGCTAAGTCGAATCCTGACATCGCGAGCCTGGCTAGGGCTGTGAACGGCGAATGATCCCCCGCAAGAGGCGTCTGTTGTTTGTTGGCGTGGAAAAGCACATTGGCATCTATTTTCACGTGTGGCGTGATGATGCTACCGGCAAGCGGTGGGCTTCCCCTTCTAGGGATTACGCCAAGCAGTAGGGAGTAGTCATGGTTCCGGATGCTGCTGTGGAGCATTACAAGGCGATGCAGCGGCTTCAGGCGTTGGTTGTGTTGCAGGCTGCTGATTTGTGGTCTGAGGTTAGTTTGTCTTCTTTGGATGGTTCGTGGGCGGCGCAGGTTCCTTTGTTGGTGCCTGCGCTTACGAGTGTCCAGGTTAAGGCTGCTGCTGCGGGCGCGTCTTATGGTGCGATGACGCTTGCGGATCAGGGTTTGTATGAGGCGCCGCAGCATTTTGTGGATCCTGCCGGGTTCGCTGGGCGGGCGTCTGATGGTAGGACCCTTGAGGGTCTTCTGTGGGGCCCGGTTCCGCATGTGAAGACGCTGATTGGTGGCGGGATGGATCCGCGTAAGGCGTTGAAGTCTGGCGGTTCCTTTTTGACCACGATCATGCGCACGCAAGTTGCCGACGCGGGTCGTGCTGCTGCTGGTGTGGATGTGGCGACTAAGCCGCGAATTTCCTACGTACGGATGCTGAACCCACCCTCATGCTCGAGATGCTCGATCTTGGCGGGGCGCGTGTATCGGTGGAACGTTGGGTTTGCCAGGCATAAGCGCTGTGATTGCGTGCATGTGCAGACTACTTCTCGTGCTGCTGCTGAGACTGAGGGTCTGGTTCATGACCCTTACGAGTATTTCCGGTCTTTGTCTCCCGCTGAGCAGGACAGGAACTATACGAAGGCGGGTGCTCAGGCGATCCGTGATGGTGGTGACATCTTCCAGGTTGTGAATAGCCGGCGTGGGATGAGGCCGGGTGGTCTGACTACGACTGAGGGCACTTCTAAGCGGGGGAATTTCGGGCGGAATGGTCCGCGCCTGACTCCTGAGGCTATTTATGGCAAGGGTTTGGGCCGTGAGGCGACTCTTAAGGAGCTTGAACGGTATGGGTATATTTTGCCGGGCGGTCAGGATCCTGCTGGCGTGATTCGTGGTCAGGTTGAGGGTTTTGGTGCGCTGGGTCGTGGTGGTACACGGGTTGGTGCTCGTGAGGCTATTTTGCGTGCTCGTGAGACTGGTGTTCGTGATCCGAAGGTTCGGGCGACCATGACTGCTGCCGAACGCCGTGTTTTTGATGCTCAGGCTAACTGGGATGCCGTCCGTGCTGGACGCAACCCGTTCACGAACGCGAAGAACGCGAAAGTGACACCCGAAATCGCCGCCCGCGTTGAACGCGAGTACCGCAAATACATTCTCGGCTACTAAGGCCGTTAGAACTCCCCGGATTCATAAGCATAGGCCGGGGCGGGCTGCGCCCGTTACAGCGCTTTGTGGAGTTGGTGAAGTGGTATCACGTCGGTCTCCAAAACCGAAGTCGCAGGTTCGATTCCTGCACGCTGCGCTTTCCTATTCCGGGATGGATGAGGAAGAGCAAGACCAGCCGTGATGGCTAAGAAAACAATCAGATCAGGAGGCCGTGATGGCTGACGAATTGAACCCCACTGTGGACCCGGTTGACCCGGTAACACC